GTTATTCTATTAGCGGTAATATTAGTAGGTTGTCAAACTGAACCTCAATCCGAAAAAGTATTAAGTATTCAAGTTGGCCAATTTGCATTTTGTGGTGCATCCGCAGCAGTTCCAACCGGAAAGAAAATAACCATCCAAGGTAAAGAATTCGATGAAGGATGTGCAATTTGTCCTGTACTAGAAGGACCAGGAATTTACAGCGCAGCAATGTATGGTGAAGGAGGAACTTATGGTGAATTTAGTGCTAAAGATAATATCACAACACCAGATGGAACTGATAAAACAACGTGGTCTCTATTTTGGTATTTTTCTCCTGCAGATACAATTCCTCAATTTAATCCTGAATCCCAACAGTGGGAAATGATGGCACCTTTAAATCGCAAATTCATCATTGATATGAGTTCTCCAGCTACAAGTGAGAGTGATATGTTCCAAATGCCTTGTGAAATTTGGAAAACAGAAAATGGTATTTTACTATCTAAATGCTACGGACCTATTAATCACATGGCAGTACCATTACGTAAACCATTTTCAACCGAAAACGGACAAACATCCGTAACTGCTGCTCCAGAAGGAACTCCATATCCAGTTGGAACACCAATTCCTTACCCAACACAATCTAAAAAATAAAATTATAAAAATATGAAAGAGCTAAAAGCATTTAAAGAATTTTTAAAAGAAGAAAAACCTTTAGAAGAAGCATGGAGTCTTAATTCAGCTCAAATCACAAGAGATCTTGAGTACTTAAGTCGAAAAGCAGATAGTATTAAAAGAGATCCAAACTTAAAAGATAATACAGATCTAATTAAGTTTGCTGAGGATGTTTATTTTTATGTGACTCAAATTAAAAGAGCATTATAATTTACTTAAAAAAGCTCTCGAAAGAGAGCTTATTTTAATTTGTTTTCTCCAAATAAAGTTATTATATTTAGTTACATTTAAACAGTTATATCTATGGATTTATCACTATTGAAAAAGAAGTTAGATGGTCTTCAACAAAAATCATCACCTAAGGAAAAAACCGATTACTCTAAAATTTATTGGTCCCCTAAGGTAGGAAAACAACAAATCCGTATTGTTCCTTCGGCTTTTAACAAATCAAACCCGTTCATGGAACTTAAAATTTATTACGGTATTACAAACAAAGTTATGATTTCTCCTATAAATTTTGGAGAAAAGGATCCGATTGCTCTATTTGCCGCAAAACTTAGAGGCGAATACAACAAGGAAAATTTTGTACTAGCTAAAAAACTTGATCCTAAAGCTCGTATTTTTGTACCTGTAATTGTACGTGGTGAAGAAGATTTGGGTGTTAGATTGTGGCAGTTTGGAAAGCAAGTGTATGAGGAATTGCTAAGCTTAGCAACAGATGAAGAAATCGGTGATTATACTGATATTGTAAATGGTAGAGACATTACAGTTGAAACTGTAGGACCTGAATCAACTGGTACTCCATATAATAAATCTTCGGTGCGTGTTAAGTTGAAAACCTCCCCATTGAGTGAAAATAAAGCTCAAGTAGAAAGTTGGTTAGCTGAACAACCTAATCCAACAGATTCATTTAAGAAATATACATTTGATGAAATGAAATCTGCCTTGGAAAAATGGTTGTCTCCTGGAGATGAGGCTGAAGAAGGTGATATTATTGATGAGGCTAATGATAGCTTTGAAGATGAAACTCCGGTTAGTAAATTACCTTGGGAAGAAGAGTCAGAAACACAACCTAAAAAACAAGCTAATTATAGCTTGAACACTACTAAAGTAAAACAATCTAAAGGAGATCAATTCAACGCCTTGTTTGAGGACAAAGATTAACACTTATGGCTAAAAAAAGAAACACATCACTTTCCGCGGCAGTGTCCGCGGAAATTAAATCTAACTTTGATCTAAGCAAATTTAAAACCAAGAAAGGTTTAGATAAAAACGTTAAATTTAAAGATCAACAGTGGATTCCTTTATCTCCTGCTTTTCAAGAAGTTAGTTCTATTCCTGGAATTCCTATGGGTCATATTGTTATGCTCCGAGGACATTCAGATACAGGTAAAACAACTGCAATGATTGAAGCAGCGGTATCAGCTCAAACTAATGGTATTCTACCCGTATTCATTATTACAGAAATGAAATGGAACTGGGACCACGCAGTGCAAATGGGATTAGATATTAATATTACTCGAGATCCAGAAACAAAGGAAGTTATTGATTATGAAGGTAATTTTATTTACATTGATCGAGAAACGTTAAATTCTATTGAAGATGTTGCAGCATTTATTTTAGATTTGATAGATGAGCAGAAGAAAGGTAGCTTACCTTATGATCTATTATTTCTATGGGATAGTATTGGTTCTATTCCTTGTGATCTATCAATTCGTTCCAACAAAAATAATAATGAATGGAATGCAGGTGCTATGTCAACTCAATTTGGTAATAACGTAAACCAAAAGATTGTAATGTCTCGTAAAGAATCATCACCTTACACTAACACACTTGTGGTAGTAAATAAGGTATGGACTTTAAAAGCCGAATCACCAATGGGTCAACCTAAACTGATGAATAAAGGTGGATATGCAATGTGGTATGATGCAACTTTTGTAATCACATTTGGAAATGTTATGTCTGCTGGTACTAACAAAATCAAAGCCATTAAAAATGGTAAAGAAGTAGAATTTGCTAAACGTACAAATCTTCAAATTGATAAAAACCACGTTAATGGTATTACTACCAGAGGTAAGATTATCATGACTCCGCATGGATTTATTATGGATGATGAAAAAGCTATCAAAGAATACAAAAATATGTATGCCGAAGAATGGGCTCGTATTTTAGGTGGTGGTGATTTCTCTATAATTGAAGAAAACGAAGAAGCAACAATTACTGTATCTCAGTTCGCACACGAACCAGAATAACATGAAACATAAAGAACTATTTAAACTCCTTGATGATATCAAGGAGGAGGATAAAGTATCCTTACCTCGAAGACATGATAGAGTTCTGTTAATAGATGGTTTGAATCTATTCTTTAGAAACTTCGCCATGATTAATATGATAAACTCTGATGGAGTCCACATTGGAGGGTTAGGTGGATTTCTCCGCTCATTAGGTTCTTTAGTTAAACAAATTCAACCAACTGCTGTTTATGTTGTATTCGACGGAGCAGGTTCTTCTAGTAATAGAAAGAATCTGGTCCCTGAATACAAATCAGACAGACATTTACAGAGAATAACCAACTGGGAAATATTTGATAATCTAGAAGAAGAACATGATTCTAAAATAGATCAAATAATCCGCTTAGTCCAGTATATAAAACAACTTCCGATTAAAACTATCGCTTTAGATAAAGTAGAAGCTGATGATATAATCGCTGTATTATCACAAGATTTAGTTAAAAAGTTTAACTCAACAGTATTTATTATTTCTTCAGATAAAGACTTTATCCAGTTAGTAAACGATAATGTTATAGTATATCGTCCCATAGAAAAAGAATATTACAGTCCAAAAACTGTGATTGAAAAATTTGATGTATTAGCTGAAAATTTTATCTTATATAAAACATTACTTGGAGATGCTTCTGATAAAGTAGCAGGAGTTAAAGGATTAGGATTAAAAGGAATATTTAAGAGATTCCCAGAACTTAAAACACAATCGCTTACCTTAGATGATATATTTGACATTTCAGCTAGGAAATATAAAGATCATATCATATATTCAAGAATATTACAAGACCAAAATCGACTAGAAACTAACTTTAAGATTATGAACTTAGCGAAACCAATGGTGGATCAACGTGACATAACTTATATTGATAACTTAGTTAAATCTGACTTACCTGAACTTAACTCTAAAAACTTTATGATAATGTATGAAGAGGATAAGTTAGGTGGGATGATTAAAAATGTGGAATATTGGTTAAAAGATAATTTCTTACATTTTAAAGGTTACAAAAATAAATGACGTTAAATTCTCTTAGTGCTTACGGACATGATTTTCAAATTAAGGTATTATCCTCTCTATTAACACATAAAGAATTTCTAATAAACATCCATGACATTATTTCGGATGAATATTTTGACAATCAAGCAGTAAAATGGTGTGTTGGTGAGATTTTAAATTACTTTGATAAGTACCATACAGTTCCTACTCTAGAAATTCTTAAAATTGAATTACAAAAAGTAGAAAATGAGGTACTGCAGATATCAATTAAAGATCAGCTTAAACAAGCTTATATTTCCTCAGATATAGATTTACAATATGTGCAGGAAGAGTTTACAAATTTCTGTAAAAACCAACAATTAAAGAAAGCATTATTAACATCTGTTGATTTACTTAAAGCTGGAGATTTTGATGGTATTAGAAATTTAGTAGACAATGCTTTAAAAGCAGGTAATGATAAAAATTTAGGACACGAATATGTTAAAGATATTGAAGATCGCTATAGAGAAGACTCGAGAGCTACTGTACCTACACCTTGGGAACTTATTAACAATTTACTCCAGGGCGGACTTGGAAATGGGGATTTTGGCCTTATATTTGGTAATCCAGGAGGTGGAAAATCTTGGTCTTTAGTAGCTATAGGTGGATATGCCGTAAAGTTAGGATATAATGTTGTACACTACACTCTGGAACTAGGAGAGGATTATGTTGGTAAAAGATATGATGCCTTCTTTACACAAATCTCAGTTACTAAAATTGATAGATTTAAACATAAAGTAGAAGATTTAATCCCTCAACTACCTGGTAAACTAATTATTAAAGAATTTCCTACTGGTAGAGCAACAATATCAACCATTGAATCGCACATATCAAAATGTACAGATATGGGTACTAAACCTGATTTGGTTAT